CGCTGGCCGGATTGGGATTCCTGATGCTCCAGGGTTTCGACTGCGAGCGACACCTTGAGGTCGGGGACGTTGCCGACAAAGGTGAGACCTTGCGGGTTGCCGTTCATGTCGCGCGCGCCGATAAACACGCGTCCTTGTCCAGAGAAATAGCTCATGCGGTGTTACTCCTTGGTTGCGGTGAGAGGAAATGCCGGGTTTGCGTCGTTGTGGCGGGCGCGCCGGGGCTCTGCAGACGCGGCTGCCTGGCCGACGCCGTGCGCGATCAGCCAATTCGCCGTGCTCTCATCGACCTCGATGACGGCGCCCGCGCCCTGCTCGACGCCGGCATGGGTGTGGATCTTGAGAAGTTCGATGTGCATCATTCATCCTTGGCTTGCGAGGTCATGGAAACGGGTGCGGTAGGTGATCTGGTAGCGCGCGGGAAGGGCCGCCGCCGTCGCATCGGCGTCTTCCACATCCCACTCGCAGTCGAGTTCCTTGATCCCAAGGGCCAGACCGCCCAGATTGGCGTTGGCGAAGAGCGCCGCGTGGGCGCCGACCAGCAGGTGATCGGCCTGGGTCTCAGGGGCAATCGGCCCGAGAGCGCGCGCCAGCGCCACCAGCCGCACGATGAGCTGGCGCTCCACCCGGTCATTGGGGCGTTCACTGATCGTGTCGGATTCGGGAAACACCAGCAGCGCCGGTGCCCCCTCGCGGGTGACCGCCGTGGTCGGCGAGCGCAGCAGCTGCGCGCCCTGCGCCGCCGCCACCGGCGCCAGTATCCCGGTGATGGCCTGCAGGATCTGCTCGCGAATCGAGTGGGGCATGGCAGCGACCTAGACGCGGGTCAGCGTGGCGCGCTGCTCGGACCCATCGCCGATGGCGGTGATCTCGCGCACGCGATACGACTGCCCGCCGATGTCCACCCCACTGCCGGCGCCCAGCTCCGGCAACCAGGCGGCGGGATAGGTCATGGTGTACTGGTGACTCAAGACCAAGCCGTCCAGCAACACCACATCGGGCGCCCGGAAGTCGACGGGCACCTCCCTGCCGTTGACCCGCGCCAACGCCAGCAGCCCGGCCCGCGCGGCGACTTCGTAGAGCGCACCGACGTCGATCATCAGGAGATCGTCAGCTTGACGAGTACCCCCGGGCGATGGCACATCGGCAGCGGATTCGACTGCGTGTGCAGGTCGGTGCCGCGGTCGAACTTGCGTGGCTCCTGTTTCGCATACAGGGATTGCCCGAGGGTATTGACCGTCTCGTTGAAGTCGGCCGGGGCAAAGTAGGTGCTGAAGGTGTCGATCGTGCCAAGCGGAAAGGCATGCGCCTCGCCGGCCGCAATAAAGCGCATCACGTTCCCGTCGAGGGTGCTCGCCTGGCCGCGATACTCTTCGAAGATGATGCCGCCAAAGGCAAAGCCGGTACGCACATCGTCGCGCAGCATGGCGCCTTGCGCGTAGTTCTCGTAGGCCTTCTCGACCTTGCTGTGGCCGACGAGCTTCTCGAAGAACTCCGGCGAACACAGACAGCGCACGCCGGTCATGAATTCACCGCGCAGATTCGCCTCGATATGGGCACTGACCTCGACGCACTTGTTGCGCACATTGGTCGTCTCCGTGGCCAACGCGAAATTGATGCTCTTCGGCCCGATCTCGAAGTCGCTGTAGAGGTTGTGCAGCACCGAGCCATCGGCATCGAGAATCACACCCTTGAGCGCGCCCATGCGCAAATGCTCCAGCGTGATCGCATGCTTGTTGCGCATACTCTGCAGATGCTGCGCCAGGACGCCGGCAATCGACTCCGACTCGGTTTCCGACCCGAACGCACGCACCCCTTGCACTTCTTCGGGCAAAACGACGTCGTCCAGCGGCACGTGCGGGACGACGAAGGAGCGCAATTTGCGCTTGTCGCGCGCATTCAACGTCGACGGCCCACCCAAGGGCTGCGTCGGCAGCAGATTGAGCGTGCCGTTACGCTCTTCGATGATCACTTGCCGCGTGCGCACCGGCCGCGCCGGAAACAACCCCAACTGCTCCAGGCGCCCATAGCGGTTGGGAATGAGGTTGATGGCCGCCGTCAGGCTGGCCATGGCGAAGCCGGGGTTGTCGAAAGGGTTTTGCATGACAGATCTCCAGAAAGTCAAAAACCCGCCAGACGGCGGGTTGTCAGAGGGAATAGGCAGAAGCCAGGGCGGATCAGCGGCCGATCACGCCGACTGGCGAACCAGGATGCCCAGCAGAGCGAGTTGCCCTTCGGCCTCGGTCTGCTGCGGCACGGAAATGCCACTCGGCCAATTCAGGGCGTGGCGAGCCACAATGGCGTGGCGCGCGATCAGGATGGCATCCTCGCGGTCAATCAGCGTCGCATCGGTTTCGGTCGCGAGGACGCCGATGGCGATCTCGGTGCCATCCGTGGCGGCGGGATCCAGGGCGTGCAGTTTGCCGTCGCCGGCGTTCCGGCCGAGCACGGTCCCCAGCAGGAGGTTCTGCCCGGCGGCAATCGTCACCGCCTCGCGGGAATAGAGATTCGGCGCCTCGTACTTCAAGAGGTCGCCAAGATTGGGGCGTTCGGTGATGAAAGGCATGGCTTACTCCTTGGCAATAAGTTTCTTGATGGCACGCACGATCGGCGAATTCTCGGGCGTCGCCATCTCCTGGGTGCCCGCCGCCGGCGTGATCGTCGACTGGATCGACAGCGCGTCTGAATGGGCCGCACGCGCCTCGATCAATGTCCGCCGCACCTGTGCCTCGGTCTTTCCGGCGGCGATGAAACCCGCGGCCTTCTCCGGCACGCCCGCGATCAGACACAACTCGGCCACCGCTTGCGCGGACAAGGTGACCGCGCGACGCGCTTCGTCCACCAAGAGCGCGGCCGCATCGACACCGATCATCTCGGCGAGGGGGTTTTCGTTTTGTTGCATGGCTTCCTCCTTCAAGGAATGGGCTGCCCCCGAACGAGACACTGCCCGAGCCAGGGGCGCCGGGCGGCCTCGGGAGTTAAGGTAAAGCGAGAAATCCGACAGGACCGATTCGAAGGACCCGAGTGCATCGGCCAGCCCCGCCGCCACGGCGTTGGCGCCAAAGAACAAGCCGGCTTCGGTCAACCGCACCTGCTCCGCCGTGCACCGACGCATGCCGGCAACGTGGTCGACGAAGAGCCCGTAGAGTCGATCGACCTCGGCCTGCAATTCGGCCTTGGCGGTGTCCGAGAGCGGCTCATGCGGCGAGAAATCGTTCTTGTGGCTGCCGGCCGTCACCGCCGTGTAGCGGTACCCGTCGTGGGCATCCTTGATCGACTGGTCAATGTGCAAGGCGATGACGCCAATCGATCCGACCCCGCCCGTTTCCGAAATGATCACCCGGTCGGCTGCCGCGGCAATCGCATAGGCCGCCGAGAAGGCCGAATCGTTGGCGAGCGCCCAGATCGGCTTCACCGCAGCCCCCTCGCGCACCCGTCGCGCCAACTCGAAGCTTCCCGAGGCCTCGCCGCCCGGTGAATCGATATCGAGCAGGATGCCGGCGACCTGGGGATCCGCCAGCGCGGATTCGAGCGTCACGCCAAGGTCGGCGTAACTCGTCAGACCGGATGCGGCGTCGAGCCCGGCCGTGCGTTTGACGAGAGTGCCGTGCACGGCGATGACGGCGATACCGGGTACGCCCGACGCGGGTGTCCGCGCGAGGGGTGCTGCCAGTTCCGTCGCCGGCGGCAGGATGTTCAGTCGCTCGCCCAGCACGGCCAGGATGACATCGAGTTTGGCGCGCTGGACGAGCAGCGGGGTCCCAAAAATCCGGGCAGCAAGATGAGGCAACATGCATTACTCCGTCGGTTGATCAAGCGGTTGGGCCGACCCCGTGGCCGGACTGGCGGGCGCCTGGTCGTGCCGGGGATCGGAATCAAACACCAGACCCAGGGCGTCGGCCCGGGCGTTGTCAGCCGCAATCTCGCGATCGACGTCCTCCGCGTCATAGCCATAGGCCGAGATGGCTTCCGAGCGACTGGTCAGGCCAGCACGGATGGCCAGCTTCATGGCGGTGAATTCTTTCTGCGGATCCACCCACTGCCACCCTTGCGGCACCCAGCGCGCGGTTTGGAAAGACCGTGGCTTCAAGGCGTAGCCGGGCAAGGACAAAGCCCCTTCCAGAACCGCCTGGTCCATCCAGGCCCGCCAGATCGGCCGACACAACTGGTGAACGATGACCGCGTGCTGGGTTGCTTCGCAGCGCCGGCGGAACTCGAGCAGACCGGCGCGAATGGACGAGTAGTTCACTTGGGTGAGATCTCCCGTCAGCATCTCGTAGGTAATGCCCATCGCTGCCGCCACCGCGCGAAACTGCAAGCGCATGAAGTCGGCGTAGGAACTGCCGACATCGGCCGGCGCCGAGAACTTGATGTCCTCGCCCGGCTCCAGGATTTGCAGGGTGCCCGGCTCAAGTCCCGCCAGGGCAACGCCGTTGCCATCGGCCAGACCCTCACCCAGCAGACTGTCCTCGGGGCTCATCCGGGTGATAAAACCGGCAAACATTGCGGCGGTCTTTTTGCGCACCAGTTCGGCATCATCGTATTGGTCCAACTCGTTCAGCTTCACCAGTGCCCGCGCGAGCCACGGCTCACCGCGAATCTGTCCCGGGCGCAAGGCGCGAAACAGATGGACCACCTCGTCGGCCGGCACCCGCACCGTCTCGACCCCGCCAGCACCCGACATCGGCGCCAGGGCGCCATCATTGGGGTGCGAGCGATAGAGGTGATACGCCACGCGCCGCCCGAGCCGATCAAATTCAATACCGGCACGAATCACGTGGCCATTGTCGGCATCGGCATTGAACATGACCGGCAGATGCTCGGCTTCGAGCACCTGAACCTGCAAGGCGACCGGCAAGCCGTCTTCCGGACGCCGCCAGCGCAGCCGGACCAGCGCTTCGCCGCCTTCGAGCATGGCCCGACAGGCGAGCGCCTGCACCCCGTAGAAGTCGGTCACGCCAGCGGCATCGGCGCTCTCGCACCACGCCCACCACAGGCGCTGGATGGCTTCCCGCTGAGCGGCATCGGCCACCATGCTCTGTGGCTTGATGCCAGTCCCGATGGCGTTGGCAACGAAGGCTTCGACGCCAGCTGCCGCCCAGGCATTGCGCCGCACGAGATCGCGGCTCTTGGCCCGCAGACTGTCCTGGGTGTAGGCGAGCGCGGCCACCGCACCGGGATTGGACACACCCCAGGCCAGCGTTCGCCGGCCACTTCCCGTCCCATCGTAAATCGGCATGCCGCCCAACAAGCGGTGACGGATACGGGTCATCCAGCCCATCAGAAGCCCTTGCCCGTCATCACCCGAATCTGCCGGGGGGCGCGTGGCCACAAGCCGGTGGCGACCGCTTGATCATGCAAGTCCCGCTTCACCGCCTCGATGGCCGCCTGCAGTTCCTCGACCGTGCGGTACTCGACACTCTTGTCGCCGAAGGTCACGCGCTTCTCGCCCTTGGCCAGCGCCGTCTCCAACGCGGTCAGTTGTTCCTGGGTGTAGGCCATCAGCGGTAAACCACCAGGTTCATCTCCGTGGTGTCGGCAAGCGAGGTGTTCCCCGTCGCACAGACGACCTCGACGTACGCGGCGGTCTTGGCATCCGACGTTGACCGCGCGAGTGCGGTACGCGCCGTGCCGGTGTTGGCCGAACTGCGGGCAAACGCCTGCCAGCAGTAATTGGCATCAGCGAACGGGGTGGCAAAGGTGATGCGGTAGCGCCCCGCCGCCAGGCGCGTGACCCCCGCCACGTTGTGCGCGGCATTGATGACGACCGCACTGCCGTTATAGCCAAACGAGACCCAGGCCCGCGCGAGCCCGGGATGATCGGGACGCACCAGGGCCTTGATCTCGGTCCCCACCCGGCTGGCGAGCGCCGCAATGTGCAAAGCCAGACTCATGATCAGGCGATCAGGGCGGCTTCGAAGAGGACGACGAAGTCGGTTTCGGGATCCCCGATGGCGCTGCTGGCGACCGCCCCGATGTTACTGAGCGCTTGTTCCTGCTCCAGCGTTGTGAGGACCTGGGGCGCATCGAAACGAACGCGCACATCGAGCGCGGCGGTAATCGCGGCAATCCCCGTCTGGTCGTTCTCGATAGCCTGCTGCAGCTCGAGCAGCGTGTCGTAGGCAGGGTCGGCCCCGCCGAGAATATTGGTGCGCAGGTCATCGAGCAGCGTGACGATCTTGGACGACGAATAGGTCGAGGTCGTACTGCCAGGACCGAGATCATCGATCAAGGCCGCGCTGGTGATGGCGGCTTCGAGTTCGTTGATCGCGGCCACCAGCGACGACTTGTCGATGGTCGACAGCGACGCCAGACTGCCGATGTTCGAATAGACGGCCTTGAACTCGTCGGCGATACGAATCACCAGACTGTGGATTTGGGTTTGCAGACTCATGGATCGGTTCCTTCAGGTGGGTTTCAGGTCAGCCAGCGGCTGCGGATCAGGCGCCGCCGGGCGGGGGCGACACCAGAAACAGAAAGGCCACCCGGTGGGGTGGCCTCGGCATGCGGTTCCTCAGAGACGTCGGGGGGATCGGCGGTCGCGATCCCGAGTTGCTTTTCCAATTCACGCCAGTGGCGCTCCTCGAAGCGGTCAAGGCCCGAGGCCGCCGCCGCAGCGCGGGCATAGACGTAACAGTTGCCTGCCACCAGCATTTTGCCGTGACGGCGCACGATCAACGTGCCATTGGGCACCGTGGCGCAATAGACACGGCCTGAATAGGGAACGGCTCGCACCATGCACGTCCGGTCTGCGCCGTCGAGTGACGCTGAACGGCGGCGATTGTTTTCTCGCACCCAGAACTGGGGAAGCACCTGATCGCCGCCTTGACCACGAATGCACCAACCGTCGCGTTGAACGCTCGTCACGCTCGGGCTGCCGCCCATCTTGATGAACAACTCGGCCATATCATCGGCCAGACCCTTGCTGACGGTGGCATAGGACCGGGATCCATTCTGTGTCCAGCCATCGCCGGCAATCGCCGCTTCAACGAAGGCATTGATCACATCTTCCCCTGCGTCCTTGATCCATTGCGGCACACGCCGCGTGTCTTGGAGCCCGGGGCACATCTGCGCGATGTAGTCGTAGAGTTGCTTGGACGAGATCACGGCGCCGCTGGCATCCCAACGCCAGTTCCACGGCAAGGCATCAAGTACGCCTTCGATCCCTTGCCGGCCTTCCGGCTTGGTCTGCGAGATACCAACAGTGCGCATGATGGTTTTGCCGCAGGCCGATGCCTGCGTCCAGCCTTCGGCGATGTACCAGCCAAGAAGCGAGGCCATGACGGCGGCGGGCACGATGCGCTCCGGTTCGATGATCACCTTGCCCCGTGACTTCAGGCTGGCTGGAATCTTGACGTTCACCAGACCGTTCCCTCGCCAGCTAGCATTGATCTTGATCGTGTGGTGAATCGTCAGATCCTGGGCAAGCGTGATCTTCGGCGGAACGTCGAAGTTCCATTTCCCAATCTTGCGGTCATACACCTTGCGAAATGTGACCATCCGATGGGCGGGTGTGACGGCAAAGTTGAGACATTTCCCATCGACCACCATCAGGTCACCCTCGTAGGATCTGTCGATCAATACTTGCGGCGTCTGATATTCGATCAGGTCACTGTCCAGATCGACCGTAGCCAGCAAGTCACCATATCCGACTTCACCAAATCGCTTCCATCCAGCGTAGGTCAGCACATCCGTTTCGGCATCGAAGCAATCCAAACCTTCGTTCCTCTCCCGCATCTTCTGCCACTCGCGCAGCGCGAAGCCATTGCGGTCGCGCCGCGTCACCAGTTGCTCGGCGCACAACTGCTGGAGGAACTCGGCATCGACCTTGGGCAGATGGACGAATCCGACCGGGTAGACCGGCGTCACCCCGTCCTCGGCCACATCGGCTGCCTTGCGCAGGTTGTTGTAAAACTCGAGCTTGGCAATGCCCCCCGCCACCGAAAAGACCTTGATCCCCCGGCGCAGCTTCTTGCCACCGGCGGTGACATCGACCGCGGTGGGCGAGCCGACGAGCGCAGCCCCGCGGGCGACACCCTTGACGGCCATCACCCGGGCATCGCGCACGGCACGCACGAAGGCATAGGCCTCCTGCGTCGCAAACCCGGTATCGATGGCGAAGCGCACCAGCGGCACGGCGGCACCCGAGGCATGGCACCAGGTCTCATCGATCAGTCGCGCCAGCGCGTGCCAGACCTCCGCGCGCGCCGTATCGCCCATCAGCACGCGATGTTCGACCAGCCAGGAAGCCTTGCCGCGACCAAACGCCCAGATCGAGACTTCGATACGATCTTTCTGGATGTCCGCCCCACCGGTCAGGAGCAGGCCACCCGGCGGGATGGACCCCAGTCGGTAGTCTTCCCGGCGTTCCAGCAGGCGCTGCCAATCGGGGGCTTCGCCCTCCTCCACCCAGGTTTCACCGAGTTCGGTGTTCTTGAAGGTCTTGATCGCAGCAGCCGACCCAGACACCTTGTGGATGGCACGCTCCCAGGCAGCGGCGATCTCCCGCCAGCTCCGCCAGCCGATCGGACTGTACAGGCTGGACAGATGGAAGCCCACCGTTCGCCTGGCGCCTTCCGCCATTGCCCGCCATTCCCCATGCTCCAGCATCCACGTCTTGTGATGCTCGGGAATTGGCACTTCACAGGCTTCACAGACATAGGCCACGGTCTCGGGGTGCGCTTCCGTTTCGTCGCGCGCCCAGCGCAGTTGCTCGAAGCGCAGCCATTGCCGGTGTCCACAGTGCGGACACGGCACAAAGTAGCGCCGTTGATCACTCGCCTCGTACTCGCGCTCGATGGTGCTGACCCCGGCAACCGTGGGCGTCGAGACGATAAAGATCTTGCGCCGGGCGAAGGTCCGGGTCCGCGCCTCAGCCAGCGCCACCGCACTTCCCTCACCATCGACATCGACCGGGTAGCCATCCACCTCGTCGAGAAACAGGTAGCGCACCGGCATCGAGCGCAGGCCCACGGCACTGTTTGCACCGACCATGCGCAGCACGCCGCCACGAAACTCCTTGGCCAGAATGGTATTGCCTGAGTCACGGCTGCGCGGCGGCATGATCCGTTCTGCCAGCACCGGCGATTCCTCAATCAGCGGGTCGATCCGCTGCTTCGAGTTGTTCTTGGCCATGTCCACGGTGGGCCACACCGCCATCATCGGCCCTGGGGCATGATGGATCACGTAGCCGATCCAGTTGTTGCCCATCTCAGTCGCACCCAACTGGGCGGCTTTCATGAACACCACCCGTTCCACGGGCGAGGTCGGCGACAGGCAATCCATGATCGCCTTCAGATACGGCGTGCGCGTCGTGCGCCACCGCCCAGGCTCGCTGGAGGCCTTGGAGGACAGCATCCGATGCCGATCCGACCATTCCGGCACCGAGAGCAGTGGATCCGGAATGAGTCCCTCCCGCCAGGCCCGCTCAATATCGCCTTCGCCATCGTAGTCCGCGTCCATCAATCCACCCGCGGGCGGAGCTCGCCCAGTTCGATCAGGTGCTCGCGCACCGCTGCTTCCAGGGCGACATGCAAGGCATGCGCATCGACCTCGAGTTTCGCCGCCATCTGCGCCGATATGCGTGCGGGCCAGTTGAGCCAGGCATCGCGTTCGCTGCGGGCCAGACGAAACACATGGGCGATGGCCTGCGAGCGATCGACTAGATCGCCCTTCAGCCGGGCCAGGCGCACTTTGTTGGTCTGCGCCTTGACGACTTCGTTGACCGTGCGCGCCTGAAGCAGCGAGGTGCCCCCCGTCGAGAGCACCGGCGTCGGGTGTTCAGATGCCGGCTCACGCGCCACCGGACGTTGCGATGCGGATGCCACCGCCTTTGATGTAGCGGCGGGTTTGCGTGGCGACGCAGTGTTCTGTTCCCACTCCTGATCGGCCCGCGCCGGATCGATCGTGCCGTCCGCTCCCTGGCTAATCCGGCCCGTATCGATGGCCTTCTTGACCGCCACGTGGGAGACGCCGCGATGCCGGGCGTAGGCGCGAATCGACAAACCCATGATCTACCTCAAGCCGGGTGCAGTTGTTCCCCAAATGATGCGATTCCCCGCTTGGCTTCGAATCCGAACAGCGCGTTCATGCAATCACCATCAACGACCCAGGAGAACGTCATGACTGACCAAACCACCCAAACCACTGACTGCCGCGAACTGGCCGAGGAACTCGGCGAGATCCAGCAAGAGATGCTGGCGTTGCTTGCGCAAGCGCGGCATCTGCTGCGTCGGGCGCCGGGCATGACCGGCCAGCGAGCCAAAGCGTACTGGCTCGCGCACGTCACGATGGCCCTCACCCGCGACCACGACTACCTCGGGGGTTCGATGGTGACGATGCAAGACACCCTCACGGAACTCCTCGAGGCGGCCGAGGATGAGCCAAGCGGCGAGGATTGAAATGCGTCGCGCCAACAAGCGGAAAACGCTTGGCTTTCTTTCGCGCCAGCGCGTTCATGCAATCACCCTCACCACCGTCGCAAGGAGACGAACATGAACACCAACGCCATCGACACCCTGGGCAAGAAACTCGGCGATACCGCCTTGACCCTGCTCATCCGCCTCTACCCGGACGTCCGGATCGCCACCCCTGAGCAACTCGATGCCGCCTGCGCGGCGATGCGCGCCACGGCCCGGCCGGTGGTCGATGAACTGATCGACGACGCCTGCGACGCACCTTGGGTGGCGCACATCGCCTTCCAGAGCGCTGCCCTGACCCTGGCGCAGGAAGGGATCCGGGTGCTGGAGGCCGCCCGGAAATAAATCGGCGACGCCAGGCACGAAACGCTTGGCTTCTCTTTTGAACAGCGCGTTCATGCAATCACGATCAGCAACCAACCAGGAGCAGACCATGACCACCACCCAGCCCATCAAAGCCCTCGTCACCGACACCAACGGCCGCGTGCGCGGCAAGATGGCCATCGCGGTCGAGTTCCACCAGGGCCTGCCCTGCGAAGTGATCCACGACGGGCAGACCTACGTCGCCACGGGCAAGGACGGCACGCACCTGGCGACCGGCAGGCAAACGCGTGAGATGGCCACCGAGAACGACGCCCGCCTCTGGATCACCCTGGACGGCACGTACGTCTGGGAAGACTGAACCCCACCCACCCTTTCAAGGAGAGCACCATGACCACCCATATCCAACTCACCGACACCCAGCAGGACGTCCTCAGCCACGCCGCGGATCAACCCGATGGCCGCATCACTTGGTTCCCCGAAGCGGTCAAGGGCGGCGCCCGCCAGAAAGTAATTACGGGACTCTTCAACAAGGCCCTGATTACGAAGAGCGGCGGCGAGCACTGGTTCATTGCCGCCGAAGGGTACGACGCCCTGGGACGCGCCCGACCGACGCCGGCGACCACTGACGCCAGCGCCGACGTTGAGGCCGCCGTGTCGCCCGCAGGGGCCAACGAGGCGCAAGAACGGGAGGATGCCGCCCAGCGACTCCTCAAGATCGGCGTCGAGGGCAAGCCCCGCACCCGCGAGAACAGCAAGCAGGCCACCGTGCTCGAGATGCTGCACCGCCCGGCGGGCGCAACGATCCCGCAGATCATGGAGGCCACCGGCTGGCAGGCGCACACGGTGCGCGGCACCTTCGCCGGCGCGTTCAAGAAGAGACTCGGACTCACCCTCACCTCGGACAAAGCCGAGGGCGGGGCGCGTATCTACCGAATTGCCTAATCCGAAAACAACAAGGGCGGCCCCTTCAGCCGGGTCCGCCCTTGCTTCATTACCATGGAGAGGGGTTACTTCCCCTTTTTCTTGGGCGCGACGGCTGCCTTGAAGGCTGCGCCCGCCTTGAAGGTCGGTACCGTGGTCGCCGCAATCTCCAGGGCTTCGCCCGTCTTGGGGTTCTTGCCGGTACGGGCGGCGCGTGTGGACGCCTTGAAGGTGCCGAAGCCAATCAGCGCGACGTCATCGCCGTTGGCAACGGAGGCGGTGATGATCTCGAGCAGCGCCTCGACGGACTTGCCTGCGGCGGCTTTGGTGACGTCCGTCTTGGCGGCGAGTGCTTCAATCAGTTCCGATTTGTTCATGTGGGTGGCTCCCTGTCGTTTAGAAGGGGCGGATTCTGCCACCTTTTGTTCGTCCAGCAAGATTGACTTGATCTACTTCCAGAACAGCGCGTTCATAAGGGCGTTGCATCAATCACCCCAAGGAGACCCCCCATGCAAACCCCTGACGCTATCCAGAACCACCGCAACTACGACGCCGACGACTACGCCTACCTCATCGCCAAGGGCTGGACGGACGCGGAAATCCTGGCACGATGGGATGCCGAAGCCAAAAGTGGCAATGGCCCCTGCCGCTGGCAGAGCGCATCGGCACGCAGCAAACTGACTGCCATCACGGGTCGCAAATGAGCCAACCGACAAGCCTGGCAGAATGATTTTAAATTTTCCGGCATTCCGCTTGGCTTCTCAATCAAACAGCGCGTTCATACGGGTGTCGCAACGATCAACCCGAAGGAGATGACCATGACCACCACCAACCTGATCCCCGCCACCCAGAACGAAGCCTGGGGTTTTTGGGGCGCGATGAACGAAGATGCAGAAGCCGCCTGGCCGATCGCGATGACCGCGATCTCGGAAGCCACCGCCCAACCCCTCGAATCGGTCCGCGCCTTCCTCGACAGCCGCCACGGACGGCATTTTGCGGACGACGTCCGCAACCAACGCCTGGTCGGCAACCACATCGAACAGGCGATCGACGCGGCGGTTTCCCGGTGGATGGGCTGGACAATCACTTTGCCGACCAGCAAGCAACACGGCATCCCGCGCGGTCTGCCCTACCTCACGGGTTTCGTGATCCACTGCGAGATCGCCGAAGACGCACTCGCCGCCTGAGGAGAACGACATGACTGCCCGCACCCCCCACGCCCGCATCGAAGCCAACTACCACCAGTTCATCGCCGAACTGACGGCACTCACCCGCAAGTACGGGGTGGCCATCCAGTCAGTCGGCGGCGTGACCGTCGCCGACCAGGTGAGTGAGTTCGCGAACGTGACCTACATCGCCGACATCAGCAGTGGCGACCTCTACCCGGGATTCCCCGAGTCCTGAGGCCGCAGCGAAGGCCACCCCGTCCGACTGGCGGGTGGCCTGACCGCCGGAAAAATCCTGCCAGCGGCGCACGATCACATCCACGTACTTCGGATCGAGTTCCATTAGCCGCGCATGGCGGTCTGACTTTTCTGCGGCGATCATCGTTGTGCCCGATCCGCCGAAGGGGTCAAGCACCACGTCACCCGGTCGGCTCGAATTGCGAATCGCCCGTTCCATCAGTTCGACCGGCTTCATGGTCGGGTGCAGATCATTCTTGTGCGGTTTGTTGATGTTCCAGACATCGCCCTGATCGCGGGCACCGCACCAGTGTCGCGTTGCACCCTCGCGCCAGCCATACAGAATCGGTTCGAACTGCCGCTGGTAGTCGGCGTGACCCATCGTGAAGGTGTGCTTTGCCCAGATGATGAAGGTCGACCACTTGCCTCCTGCTGAGCGGAATGCGGCCTGCAACACGTCCAGTTCGGACGATGACATGGCCACATAGATGCCGCCACGACAGTGGGCCAACGTGGGTGTCAGTGCAGCCAATAAAAAGTCGTAGAAGCCGTCGCCCAGATTGTCGTTCAAGATTGCGCGATTCTTGCCGCGCATCTTGTCCTTGGCCGAATTGGCGTAATTCACGTTATATGGCGGATCGGTAACGACCATGTCGGCCATCTCATCGCCGAGTAGCGTGGCGTAGGCATCCGCATCCGTAGCATCGCCACACAGCACGCGGTGATTACCGCAGAGCCAGACATCGCCTGTGCTGGATACCGGTGGGCCGGCATCAGGCACGGCATCTTCATCCGTCTCACCCTCGGTCGTCGTCTCTTCGCCGGCCAGCAAATCGGTGAGCGCATCGGCATCGAAGCCGGTCAAGGACAGATCGAAGTCGTCGTCCCGAAGATCAGCCAGTTCCACCTGCAGCATGGCATCGTCCCAGCCAGCATTCTCGGCGATGCGGTTGTCTGCGATGACCAGGGCGCGACGTTGGGTCGGTGTCAGGTGGTCGAGCACCACGACCGGGACGGTACCGATGCCGAGCTTCTGTGCGGCGGCCAAACGGCCATGCCCGGCGACCATGACGCCGTCGCCACCGGCCAGAATCGGGTTGGTAAATCCGAACTCGGCAATGGAGGCGGCGATCTGTGCCACTTGTGCATCCGAGTGCGTCCTCGCATTGCGGGCATAGGGGACGAGTTTGTCGGTCGGCCACTGCTCGATCTTGTCGGCGAGCCACGAGATCGTCATGTAGGTACTCCCAATCGTTCTGTGGCGACCGCATCAAACGTCTGGCCAGTCGCCACCAACGTCACCGGCACCGCCGGAAAATTCTGCTGGAAGCGTTTGACCGTCACATCGACATACGCCGGCGCGATCTCCATTGCCCGGGCAACCCGCCCGCTACGCTCTGCCGCGAGGAGGGTCGTGCCAGAGCCGCAGAACGGTTCGAACACGAGTTCGCCTGCGTCGCTATAGGTTTCCAGCACATGCTGCGGCAACGCCACCGGGAACACGGCCGGATGGTCGATGCCCTGCCCGATCTTGCCCTTGTGCCGCATGATGCGAATGACGGAATCCGGAATCTTGGTCTCCTGGATGGGCGTACACGCGGCGGTCCAGCCATTCACCGTGCCGTCGGCCTTGCGCAGGGCGGTCGAACTGCCATCCTTCCTCAAATGGGTCTCCTGGCCGGCGAATTTGCACGGCATGATCTTGTTGGCCTGCCGGGCCTGGCGGTTGAAGTGAAAGACGAACTCGAACGCAGGCGCCAGCCGACCGTTCCAGTCACCGGGAAGTCCCGGCCCCTGATCCCAGACGTACCAGGCAAAACGCCGCCACCCGTGGCTGCGCATCCAGTCGAGCCAGCCGTCCCAGTACGGGAGGACTTCGTTGTCGCGGTGGATCAGCCCGAGGTTGACCAGCACCTGGCCGTTGGCGGCCATCGGCAGTTGTGCAAAGACGCCCCGCATCAGGGCATCCCAATCGACGAGGGTGTTCGTGTAGTCGCGCTGGTTGCCGTAGGGCGGTGAGGTGAAGCACAGCACCGCGCGCTCGCCGGCCATCACCGTGGCGACGGCAGAGGGATCGGTCGCATCACCGCAGAGCACGCGGTGCGCCCCGACCTGCCAGACATCGCCAGTGCGCGACACCGGATGGACCGGCACCTCGGGCACCGCGTCGGCGGCCTCGTCGTCGCTGCCCGTCGTGGCCTCCTCGTCCGTCTGATCCTCGCCATCGACCAGCAGTTGCTCGATCTCGTCGTTGGAGAAGCCGGTCAGCGTCAGGTCGAAGCCCGACTCGGACAACTCGGCGAGTTCCAGGGCAAGCATCTCTTCGTCCCATCCGGCGTCGAGCGCCAGGCGGTTGTCCGCAATCACGTAGGCGCGCTTTTGCGCCGGTGTGAGATGACCCAGTTCGATGACCGGCACCTCGCCCAGCCCCAGCTTGCGCGCGGCCAAGAGACGCCCGTGCCCGGCAATGATGCCCTGCGCCCCATCGACGAGGACCGGCGTGGTCCAGCCGAATTCGACGATGCTGGCGGCGAGCTTCGCCACTTGCGCATCGGAATGCGTGCGGGGATTCCGCGCAAAGGGGATCAGCGTCTCGACCTTCCGGTACTCGACGCGCAGGGTTTCGGTCATCGGAATGCAAAAACCCGCCACACGGGCGGGTCGGATAAGGGGTGGAAACAGCAGAAGGTGGTAACCCGGGCGGTAACTGGTAACCTCGTTGCACGGCCTGACGCTATCGAAATGCCGATCTGTCGCCCCCCGCATGGGTTTTTGGCCAGGAAGGACCCATCGAATTTTCTGACGATCGTGTCCCCGGACGTGGTGTAAGAAGCAATCAGGAAGTCATCGACTCCGGCATGGCTGGAATGTCTGTCAGGCTGTCACGGCGGACAGGCTGATGCTCGGATTGTCGCCGACCTCGGCCAGGGTTTCCAGGGTCATGTAACGACGCTGTAGCGCCCACTCGTCGTTCTGCTCGAGCAACAGTGCGCCGACCAGGCGATAGATGGCCGCTTCGTTGGGGAAGATGCCGACGACGTCGGTACGGCGTTTGATCTCGCCGTTGAGCCGTTCCAGCGGATT